GGAGGAGTCCGTGCTGGTCCGCGGGTCTTCTCTAGCTGCCTTGGCGGGCGGAGTCCACTCGGAGAAGGAGGACGGCGCCGCAACGGCTGACTTAGGCATGACCCACTTTGCGATGACGAAGCCCTGGCTGCACTTCAAGAATGCGGACGGGCTCGTGCTCTCCTGCCGCCGCTACTCCGAAGAGTATCCGGACCTGGACGAGCTGATTAAAACGAAGGGCCATCCCATTGTGATTCCCAAGGGACTGAAGGACGCGAGTGAACGGGCGGCTATCTTTGCCACGGACAAGTCCGGCGACCCACTGGTTTTCATCCAGCTCAAAGCGGGGAAGATTCGGGTCCGCGGGGAAGGGCTGAGCGGCTGGTATGCAGAGGACAAGTCCGCTGCGTATGACGGGCCGCCGATGGAATTCTATATCGCTCCGGACTTGCTCTACTACATCAGCGAGAAATATGATGATGCCCAGCTTGCTCCCGACAGGCTGAAGGTGTCCGGCGGGGGTTGGGTTTACTGCACGTTCCTTGGAATGCGGCCTAAGGAGGAGAGCAAGGGTAAGGAGTAACGGTTTTTCGTGCCACCGTTACCCCTACAAGCCCCGTTTGTCCGGGCCCTGCCCCTTTGGGGCGGGCTGCCTCCCCAAAGCGTCCTAGGGGCAAGGTCCGCATGAGCGCCGGATTCTTCCAATCTTCTATTGTCCAGCGGGCTGCCCCGCCCTCTTTGATTCCCCGCTGCGGGCAGTGCGGGCTTTACAAAACCTGCCACAGCCCCAAGATCAAACCCTATGGGAAGGGAGCGCAGCGGGTGCTGGTGGTGGGCGAAGCTCCGGGGAAGGTGGAGGACGAGCAGGGCCGGCCCTTTGTGGGTCCGGCGGGGCAGTATCTCCGCAAAGCTCTTTATCGTTTCGGGGCGGACTTGGACCGGGATGCTTGGACGACCAACGCTTTGATCTGCCGCCCTCCCGACAACGCTACGCCCGACGTGAAACAAATCTCCTATTGCCGTCCCAACGTGCTGGCAGCGATTCGGAAGTATGAACCCAATGTGATTGTGACGCTGGGCAAGTCCGCGTTGGTGAGCGTGCTCGAAGGCTACTGGCGCAACGTGGAGGCGCTGGAGCGCTGGATAGGCTGGCAGATCCCGCTGGAGCGCCACTGGATCTGCCCCACGTATCACCCAGCCTACTTGCTGCGGGTGAAGAGCGGCCAGCTGTACCGCTTTTTCAGCGGCCACTTGCAAGCGGCCTTTGAGTTGCTCGAGCCGCCGCCTAAGCAACCGAACTGGGAGCAGCAAGTGGAAGTCTTGCTGGAGGACCAAGCAGCCTGCGACGCTATTCTGTCGCTGGAAGCGGAGGGAGGCTGGGTGGCTGTGGACTACGAAACGAACTGCATCAAACCCGAGTGGCCGGAGGGCCGGATCATTTCCTGTGCGCTGGCCAACGCCCGCCGCACCATTTCGTATCTGTGGACGCCGGCCGTTTGGAAAGCGACTGAGCACTTGCTCCGCTCCGAGCGGGTGCAAAAGATCGCTTCCAACTTAAAGATGGAGGAGCGCTGGACCCGGCACGTCTTCGGCCGCGGAGTAACAAACTGGGGTTGGGACACCATGCTCGCCTCCCACTGCTTAGACAATAGGCCGGGCATCTGCTCGCTGAAGTTTCAGGCGCTTGTGAAGCTAGGGGTGCCGAGCTACAACGAAACGATTGAGCCCTACTTGGCTTCGCACAAGGGGCCCTACAACCGGCAGGAAGAAATCTACCCGCCGGCGCTGCTCACTTACGGCGGAGTGGATGCGAGGCTCGAGTATGAGCTGGCGATGATACAACGGAAGGAAATGGGCTATGCGTAGTGAAGGTGAAAAGCAAGCGGACAAAGTGCTGGTGGGAATCTATTTGAAGACGGCGGGCAAGTTTGCCGCGGCGATCGGCGCTGTTCCACCGGATGTTGCCCGAGCTATCAAGCGGCTCCAGGAGGACGAAGCGAAGGCGAACCGTCGCAAGCAACTGGGACCCTGCCCTAACGACACCAACGGAGACGGGGACTGCGGGCGGCCTACTTGTCCGCTCTGCTCCCCGCAGCATCAATGAGAAAGATCCACGCCGTCCAACAGCAAGGCTATGAGCTGTTCCAGGAGGGGCTGATTGCGTTGGCCCAAGTGGAGGCGAACGGGATCCGCGTGGACGTGGAGCGGTTGGAGCGCACGAAGGAAAGGCTGGCGGCGAAGATCCGTTCCCTCCGCTTAGCTATGGAGGAGGACAAGGTGTGGCGGGTGTGGCGCAAGCGCTAGGGGGCCAAGGCCAACCTCATGTCGCACTCCCAGCTGGGCTACGTGCTCCACACGGAGCTGGGTTTCGAAGTCACTACGGAAACGGACTCCGGTCGGCCGTCTACGGATTCGGAGGCGCTGGCTAAGATTGATCATCCGTTCGTTAAAAGCCTGGCCAAGCTCCTCAAGTATGAGAAGGCGCTGGGCACGTTCTTGAAGGGGATCGAGCGGGAGCTAGTGGGCGACCGCATCCATCCCAGCTACAACTTGCACCTGGCCCGCAGTTTTCGGTCTAGCTCGGACTCGCCCAACTTCCAAAACTATCCCGTGCGTGACGAGGAGATTTCCAAAATCATCCGCTCCCTATTCATTGCCAAGCAGGGCCACCGCTTAGTGGAAAACGATTTCAAGGGCATCGAGGTGGTGCTGTCCGCGGCCTATCACAAGGACCCGGTGTTCATCGATTACATTTCCACGCCGGGAAAAGATATGCACAGAGACATGGCGGCCCAGCTTTACATGCTGGAGCCTGCGGAGGTGAGCAAGGAAGCCCGCTACGGAGCGAAGAACAAGTTCGTCTTCCCGCAGTTCTACGGCGATTACTATGTGAGCTGCGCTCGGGCCCTGTGGGAGTGGGTGGGGGAGGGCAAGCTGAAGACGCCCGACGGGGTGCCGTTGGCGGAGCACTTGAACGGGCTGGGCGTCTGCGAGCTGGGCGCCTGCGATCCGGAGCAGGAGGCGGTGACGGGCACCTTTGAAAAGCACGTGCAGGAAGTGGAGCGGGACTTTTGGGAACGGCGCTTCAAGCAGTATGGGCGCTGGCGCAAGAAGTGGTATGCCGATTACTTAGAGCGCGGCTATTTTGATTTACTAACGGGCTTCCGGGTGTCGGGCGTGTTCGACCGCAAGCAAGTGACGAACTATCCCATCCAGGGCTCCGCTTTCCATTGCCTGCTGTGGACGCTGATCCAAGTCAACCGGATCTTGCAACGCAACCAAATGAAGAGCATGGTCGTGGGACAGATCCACGATAGTTTAGTGGCGGACGTAAAGGAGTCCGAGCTAGAGAAATATTTGCGCATTGTGAACCGGGTCGTCTCCGTAGGACTGCCCCACCACTATCCCTTCCTCGTCGTGCCGCCGCAAATCGAAACGGCGATCGCGCCTGCGGGTGGGAACTGGTATCAAAAGGAAGAAGTGGAATAATGGAACTCTATAAAAAGTATCGGCCTAAGAGCATCGCCGCTGTGGTGGGACAGACGGCGGCTATGGCTTCCTTGCAGAAGCTAATGGATCGCGGGCTGCCCCACGTCATCTTGCTGACGGGTCCCAGCGGCACGGGCAAGACAACGATCGCCCGGATCCTCAAGCGCCACCTCAAGTGCGGCAATCCGGACTATCAAGAAATCGATTGTGCGATTGTCGAGTCTCCGCTGGACGAGGTGCGCCGCATCCGGAGGGTTTCTAACTTGTGCCCGATGGCGGGCGACGTGCGCATTTGGTTCCTGGAGGAAGCGCAGTCGCTGAGCCGGGCGGGGTTCTCCCAGCAGGCTATGCTCAAGCTGCTGGAGGACGTATCCGACTCAGTTTATTTTATCCTCGCCACCACGGACGCGCAGAAGCTCCACCGCGCCATCCATACCCGCTGCACCGAAATCAAGCTGGCTGCGCTGAGCGTGCCCGTGTTGGAGGAGCTAGTCCGCTCCGTCGCTACGCAGGAGAAACTGAAAGTCAGCGATGAGACGGTGGCGGAAATTGTGGAGGCGGCGGACGGCTCCGCACGCAAGGCGCTGGTCATCCTGGAGCAAGTGGGATCGCTGTCGGCGGAGGATCAGCTCAAAGCAGTGCAAGTCAGCTCACTGAACAAGGACAAAGCCTTCGCGTTGGCCCGGGCGATTATGGGCTGGGACCGGGGAGCAACGTGGGTGACTGTGGCGAAGATGCTGCGGGACCTGGAGGACGAGGACGCGGAGGGGATCCGCTACTTGGTGCTGGCTTGCGCCCGGACTGCTATGATCGGCAAAGGGGACAAGCCGGCCAGCCCGCAACAGGCCGCCATCGGCTTCAAAGTCATCGACATCTTTTCCGAAAACTTTTACGACTCCAAGCACGCGGGACTGGCCTGGGCTTGTTATGCCGTCATGAACCAGCGATAATAGATTATGGAAAAAGAATTGCCGGAAGAGGCGCAAGGTGTCGTTCAAATCAACGAGCACAAGCTCGACCTGGAGTGCAAGCGGCTGCCTACGGACTACCTCAAGTGGGCTTGGCTGGCGGCCGAGGCTAAGCGGGACGCAGATGAATCGAAAGCGAACTTAGCGGTCGTCCACGCGGACTTGTCCGCGGCGATCCGCAACACCCCGGGGAAGTATGGGCTGGAGAAAGTCACGGAGGCGGGTTTGGCCGCCGCAGTGCTGCTCCTCCCGGGATACCAAAAGGCTCAGAGGCGCTTGCGGACGGCTAACTATGAGAGCGACATGCTCCAGGCAGTTGTGTGGGCGCTGGAGCACAAGAAGCGCAGCCTGACGCTGCTGGTGGACTTGCACGGCATGGGCTACTTCTCAGCGCCGAAGGTGACGAAGGAGGGACGGGCCGCCGTGGTGGACATGGCGGAGCGCCGCCAGCGGGTCCGGTTGGAGGATTAAACATGGCAACTACTTTGTTGACTCTGCTCATACTGGTTGGTGTGTTTGTCGGCTTGCCGGTGCTGGCTTACATGATAATGAAGTTTGGCAGGACTGGATTCCTGCGAGCCGGAAAACAACTACAACAGAAGGAAAATAATGAAGTCGAGAAGTGATAAGTTGAAATACGTTTCCACCCGCAAGTGGGCGGAGAAGCAAGGGCAGTCGCAGTTCAACAACCACCTCACCCTGCCGGACAAGGCAGTCGTGTTCAAGCCCAAGGCGGGCAGCGTGCTGATAGACATTCTGCCTTACGAGGTGGGCGAAGGCAATCCGAACGCGGAGCCGGGCAACTTGTTTTGGACGCGGCTCTATTACGTCCACCGCGGCATCGGGGCCAACCAAGAAATGGTTATCTGCCCGCTCAAAACCGCCAAGGAGCCTTGCCCCATCTGCAAGTTCCGGCAGGGCTTGATGAAAAAGGCTAGCGAGGATCACGAGGACACAATCAAAGACTTGGCTCCGCGGGAGCGGCAGCTCGTCAACTTGATTAACCTAAAGGAGCCCGACAAAGGGATCCAACTGTGGGACGTGAGCACCTACAACTTCGGCAACGTGCTGGCGGGAGTGCTGCGCAACGCGGACGAGGACGACGACTGGGATGGGTTCTATCATTTGGAGGGCGGCCTGTCCCTTAAAGTCGGCTTGGTGGAGGAGAGCTTCAGCGGCACCAAGTTCATTAGCGCGGAGAACATTTACTTCAAGCCGCGCCGGGAGGACTACGATGACAGCGTCCTTAAGAAAGTGTTCTGCTTGGACGAGCTCGTGGTGCCGCTGGAATACGAGGCGCTGAAAAAGCAGTTCTTGGAAACGTCCGAGGACCCGGAGGAGGACGAGGACGAGCCCCGGGCAGGCAAGCGCAAGCGGGTTGTGGAGGACGAAGACGAGGATGAGGCTCCGCCCAAAAAGAAACGGGTAGTGGAAGAAGAGGAGGAGGACGAAGCTCCGCCCCGCCGCAAGCGGCCCGTGCAGTCCGACGAAGACGACGATACGGACGGCGGCCCAGCAGAGGAAGACGAGGACGAGGACGACGAAGTGCCGGCGGCTAAGAAAAAGAAAAAGCCGGCGGAGGACGACGATGGCTGGGACGACTTTGATTCTAAGCCCAAGGGTAAGGGCAAGCGGGAGGACCCGGACCAGCCCGAGCTGCCCCTGAAAAAGAAGCGGGTGGTGGAAGAGGAGCCGGAGGAGGATGAAGACGAAGCTCCGCCGCGCAAGTCCCAGGGCCGCTTTGCCAAGCAGAAGGGTGACAAGGGCTGGGCGGAGGACGAGGGCGAAGAAGCACCGGAGGAGGATGAAGAAGAAGAGGCTCCTCCCCGTAAGAAGAAGCGCGTCGTGTGACCGCACGGGAATCATTGCTGGTCCGCCGGGCTAAGTCCGGCTTGGAGGGTGCTCTCAGCACGGGGAGCACTCTCCTAAACTTAGCCTGCACGGACCGCTACGATGCAGGCTACCTCAAGGGCGCCTACTATTATTTGGTGGGCGACTCCGTGAGCGGGAAGACATGGCTGAGCTTGTCCGCCTTTGCGGAGGCGTGCCGCAATCCCGCCTTCCGTGATTACCGCTTAATCTACGACGACGTGGAGGGCGGGGCCCTTATGAACGTCAGCCACTACTTTGGGAAGGACGTGGCGCGGCGGCTGGAGCGGGTGCAGTCCGACACGATTGAGTCCTTTTACTATCGCATGGCCGACCTAACGGATCCCTCCATCTACGTGCTGGACTCCCAGGACGCGCTCACCAGCAAAGCCAGCTCCCTGAAGTTCTTCAAGCAAAAGAAAGCGTCCGAGGAAGGGGAGAAGTCTGCCGGGTCCTACGGGGACGGCAAGGCCAAGTATCACTCGGAGAACTTGCGGCACGTGCTGCACGGGCTGCGGCGGACCGGGAGCATTCTAATCATCATCGGGCAGACCCGCGACAACCTGGGCTTCGGCTTTGAAACCCGCACGCGCTCGGGCGGCCGGTCCCTGCGTTTCTATGCTAACCTAGAGGTTTGGACAAGCGTGGGCAAGAAGCTGCTCCGCACCGTGCGGGGGAAGAAGCGGACGGTTGGGATCCGCTGCATTGCGGAAGTAAAGAAGAACAGGTTGACGGGGAAGGTGGGCAAGGACCGCGCGGTTGAAATCCCAATCTACTATGGGCTGGGCATAGACGACTTGGGATCCTGTGTGGACTACTTGCTGGCGGAGGAGCACTGGAAGCGGGGCAAGGAGAAAGTGATCGATGCGCCTGAGCTGCTCTTTGCGGGGACACGGGGGGAGATAATTAGCTATGCGGAGGGAGAAGGACTGGAGGCTAAGGTGGCCCAGCTTGCTGCCGACGTGTGGAAGCAGGTGGAGGCTGAATGTCTCCCCGGAAGGAAGCGACGATATGAATAAGAATCCAGTGGCGGAAAAGGAGAACAGGCCCTACAAGGTTTGGGAGCGGGTGGAAGCTCTAATCAAGCACCTGAAAGGGGAGAGCGATGAACATATTGCGGCCAGCTTAGAAAGGGGAGCGGACAGCAACGCTATTCCGAACGTGATCCGCCGGCTCGCTGTTAATGAACTCAACCAGGGCCGTGCCGCAGTTGAGTTCATCCAGCGCAGATACCCGGCGGAGCGCTTCAAAGCTAATCAGCCGTGGACGATCAACGCGGACAAGTTCGCGGAGATGTGGGCGGAGAGCCGGAAGCTAGATAGGGAGAACGCCTTGAAGCCGGAGGAGTATGTTTGGCTCCAGGGGAGGACGCTGGCGGCTTGCAAGTATCAGTGGAAGAAAAGGCATCCGGAGGGTTTCGGGGTCGGAGGAAAGAATTTCGATCCGTTCCTGTGACCGCAAGTGAAATAATTCTAGTGAGCTACGTGGTGGGCTTCGTAGTTGGCTATTGGCTGGGACGTCAGTGGAACAAAACGGGACTATGAGAAAAGTAATACAAGTGGCCATGCAGATTGATTCCGTAGGGAAGTATTTCGTTCTAGCCTTGTGTGATGACGGCACGCTGTGGCAGTTGGAGGGGCTTTACGAAGGCAAGGCGAAGTGGACGCCCTTCCCTGTCCCGCCTACCCATATCATCCAGCCCAAATGAATAGCTTGCCCGCTCCCGTCCGCTCGGGCATAGTCCGGCCCTATGACAAAAGGTTTATTGTTCTGGGTCCTAATGATTCTGTGGCTCCTGTTTGGCCTCTGGGCCTTTTGGCCGTCCGGTGGGGGGAACTACCGGCCGATCGGTTTCAACACGCTCCTGTTCGTGCTCTTGGGACTGCTCGGCTGGCAGACGTTCGGAGCGGCTGTCAAATAGCCGGAGGGCCGCGGTGAGCGGCCACGTTTACAGCCGGAAGGGAACGCACTTCTCGGACGAGGAGCGTTCCATAATCCGTTTCCATTGCGCTCAGGGTGTCCCCGTTGAAAAGACGGCGAGGCTGCTCGGGCGGGACGTTGCGGACCTGCGTTGCAATCCCCTGGCTCCGCTCAAGCTTATGAAGAATTACGCACCCACAGCGGATGTCATTTGGGCGATCCGCTACGCCCACGAGCACTACCGGCCCTCGTTGAAGAAGCCCCTGTGCTCCCGGCAAGAGCTGGAGGACTTGATTGTGGAGGAGGAGCGCTTCGGCCCGCAGAATCGGCAAGCGCTGCGTGGATCTATAACACCCTGCCCGCACCGCATCAAAACATTAGCGCTTTACCTCTGCGAGTTGCGCAAGGACTTGGATGCAAAGTGAAGCCGTTGCTCGTCCTAGATGTTCACTACTTGATGCACCGCGCTTTCCACGCGGCTCCCGACTTGTCGTGGCAGGGCAAGCTCACGGGAGCCATTTACGGTTTCTTTAAGACGCTGGGAGCACTCAAGGACGAGTTCAGCTCGGACCGCTTTGCCTTCTGCTTCGAACACCCCCACTTGCTGCGCCGCGATATCTACCCCGACTACAAGCGCAAGCGCCGCACTGTGCTGGCGCCGGGGGAAAACCGGGCCCGGCTGCACTTGGCCCTCCAAATCACCGAGCTGCGCAAGCGCCTCCTGCCCCGGGTGGGACTCAAGAACGTCTTTTGCGAGGACGGCTACGAGTCCGATGATTTGATGGCTGCGCTGGCGCTGGACGCAAAGGGGGAAACGATCCTGGTGACGTCCGACTCCGACATGTATCAGTGTCTCCGGCCTACTGTGATGATTTACTCCCCGCAGGGCAAGACGCTGAAAACGGAAGCCTGGTTCGAAAAGAGGTATGGGATTTGGCCGGCTCGTTGGGCCGTGCTCAAAGCCCTTACAGGCTGCACGGGCGACGGGGTGCCGGGGATCCGCGGAGTAGGTGAGGTGACGGCGCTGCGCTACTTGCAGGGCGAGCTAGCTCATTCCAGCAAGCCCTTCCAAGCGATCACCTCCCACGAGGGCAAGGCGATCGTGCGTCGCAACCGCCGCCTTGTGGAGCTGCCCTTCTCCGGCTGCCCGGTCCCACGGGTGCAAGCAGACAAGGTGGACGAGCGGGGCTGGTATGCGATCTGCGACGAGCTAGGGATGAAGTCCATTGTCGGCCGCCCGCCTACCTTATGAAACCCACCCACCAACTGCGCACGGGCAGCCAAGACGATGTGGTGGCTTGGCAATTCACCCCTCTTTCGTATGTTCCAGTTTGGGTGGCACGCAACTTTCACGACTTAGACGGCAGTCGGTCCCAATTAACTCATAACAGCGGGGAGAAGGTGAACTGCGGGGACTGGATTGTCAGGGACCCGGAGAAGTCCGCGGCCATGGTTTTAACTAACGAAGAATTTGATCTGTGCTTCGTTGCACTCCCGCCCACATGAGAGCGTCCAAAGGTTCCGTGGAGCGCTTTTGGAAGCGGGTGGACGTGCGAGGACCTGATGAGTGTTGGGTTTGGAGGGCGGGCAAGAATAGCAAAAAACCTCACTTGGCCTACGGGTGTTTTTGGGTAGCAGGGCGGCACGTTTTAGCTCATCGATTTTCCTTAGCATTGAAAATTGGAAGGTGGCCCGAAGGCGATGCTCTTCATAGTTGCGACAATCCTCCTTGCTGCAATCCAAATCACTTGTGCGAAGGGACCCACACGGACAACATGCAGGATATGAATTTGAAAGGCCGGAGGGATTGCGAGCGCGGAGAAGCCCGCCATTGCTCCAAACTAAACGAAGAGAAAGTCCGTATCATCCGCAAGCTTTTCAACCCAGCCAAACGAAACAAGGCTGCACTAGCGCGGCGCTTTGGGGTGAGCAATAAAATTGTTCGGCTTGTGGTGGAAAGAAAAGCGTGGAGGCATGTGGTATGAGGGCTGCAAAGGGATCTGCATTCGAGCGCGAACTTTGTAAAAAGCTTTCGCTTTGGTGGTCGGGTGGTTTGGGACAAGCGCCACGTGAAGATATATTTTGGCGCAGCTCGCAGTCGGGCGGCCGGGCTACGCAACGGGCTAAGAAGGGCCTACGGACCCACGGAAGCTACGGCGACATTGCGGCTGTGGACCCTATTGGAGCGATGCTAGTCCAGAACTTTACCATTGAGCTCAAGCGGGGCAGCTCTTACGGGCATCCGGGAGACTTGATAGATATGCTGCTCACTGACTCCAAACACCCCTGGCTCCGCTGCCTGCGGCAAACGGTGGCCGCCCACAAGCGGGCCGGGACGCAGGGCTGGATGATGATTTGCCGGCGGGACCGGCGGGAGCCGGTTGTCTACATGGACTTGAAAACGTTTAGGCTCTTGCTCTTCACTCCCGTCGTTGCCCAAG